AGTATCGACTAATGTCAAATCGTTAGGAATAGTTTCTTCCTCAAACATGTCAATAGGTGTCTTACAAGTATCCGAGCCAGAAGTCTTTGTTCTAAATACATGTTCGTTAGGTTGCCCAGGAGCACTCTTAACTTCACAATATAAAACAATAGAGCTAAAACTCTCAGGTACAAATTTTTCAAGCTGCTTACCTTGTACAGCTACTCTTTCCATAGGAAAGCCTGTTTCATCATAATGAGTTTCTGGATGAGCAAAGAAGTAAACATGTAAGTCGTCTCTTACTTTGTCATTCACAATATTCATTAGATCATAAATAGATGCAGAGAACTTACCCCACTTCTCAAAACCTTTAGCCGTTCTAAACGCTTTACTCATGACATGGTCAGTCATAATTCTAGACCATGTGTCTATCACTAAAGTTTTGATTTGCGGTTTGTTCTTGTGAACATCCTTTAAGATATTAATAACTTCTACTATGTCAGAAGTTTTTTTGTAATTGCCTTTTTCTTCAGAATACTTTTCTTGAAATTTTCTGAAAGGTAAAGGCTTCTGGTCTGTATTCAAGATGAACGTCTCATCAGGATTAAGATTACGTAGGGATGTAGATTTTCCCATACCAGATTTACCTGTAATAAACACTAATTTTCCCATTTTTTCTCCTCGTTTTTATTGATTAAAAATACTAAAATCCTTACTTATCTGCAAGGATTTCATGCTTTACTAAAACACTTTTTTTCTTACGTTTTCCCCAGCTTTTGCCCCGTAGATAGGGGTTTTCCTCTTGTACTTTTCTTGATGCTCTGGCAACAGAATCCATATAAGGAATCTCTCGATTACTCATGTCTTTTAGAAACTGTTTTACAGTTTTAGAATGTACGTCGTAACCCGTATATTCTAAATAATCATAGTAAAGTTTTTCATTAGAATCTCTGGCTTTTGGATCTTGAGTAAGTTTTAGTTTTACCCAGTCTTTAAATTCTACAATCATACTTTGTTCTTGTCTAAGATAGCCTTTAACAATCTAGGGTCGTTCTTTATATCAGAAGCTTTAGGAAGTTCTTCAAACTTACCTACCGCACCTTGAAAATAGAAACCCATAGATAAACTGTCCATGCCATCACGATTCTTTAAAATATGTCCTGAACGATAATTTCTCCGTAAAGGATATTTACCATCTAGAATAGGATAACCACGATGATTATCCATACCATAACGAAAAGGATTAAACAAAGCGACAACTGTATTTGCATCCTCTTGTGTAGCTCCTGTATCTTTAAAGTCAGAGAGCTGAGGTTCTTGAGAGTCTTGTTTCTTACGATCCATTCCTTCTATACCTCTGTTAAACTGACTAACCACTACGGGACTAAACTTAAAAGTATTTCTAAAGAACACCAGCATCTTGGACGCACGATCTATAGCATCTTTTTTAGTTTTATCTTTTCTTGAATTCTTATCTATAAGACTAATGTGGTCTATAATGATAAGTGTAATTAGATTAGGATTATGTGGTTTATAATTTATAACAATGTTGTCTTTGTTACGTACCACTTTCCCTCTTGATTCTGCGTACTTCATTACGTCATTATACAAGTAATCAGGATTAAGGCTATTTCTAAAAAATAGCACCTCATCCTGCATCTTATCAAAGTACTCTTTGTACATTGGTATAAGCTTTCTTACTTCTAAAGGTAATTTGTGCACACCTCTACTAAAGATTTCATTAATATTTGTGAGAATACCATGATCTTCCCATATTTTTCTAGCTACAAACTTTGCTAGCTTAACTACGGGGTCTATCTCTAGTGAGTAATAAAGAATTTCTAAAGAGTAAAAAGGATTAGGATCTAAACACAAGTGGTCGTAAGGATTAAACACATATGCTTCATCTACAATTGCTGTCTTACCTGTACCTGTGGCACCTCCCCATGTATCGTATCTTCCTTGTTGTACACCTGCAATAAACTTATTAAGTCTATTAAAGCCCATAGGAAGTCCTACATTTAATCCATCTACACCTCTTTGAATTTCTATTTGTAATTCATCCCATGCTTTTTTCTTGCTCATACTAAATCGAATCTATGTGATCAGCAGTTTTCCCCTCTGCAAATCGAGTGATAAATGTTTCCCATGACTGCCATTTAGCATTATTAATAACTACTTCTAAGCCAGGCAAAAACTCTAGATTACTAGAAATTCTTTGCCTTCTTACAAAAGCCTTAGTAGCTTCAACAGCTAATTTATGATCTTCAAGGGATTTTACTTTTGCAAGATACTTCTTTTTTAGCTTTTTACCTTCTATTGTGTCAGAATTTTTAGGTCGTAGTACTCTATTTCCTACTTTCATAGGATACTCATTAAAGAATTCTAAAAAGTTAATATTGTCACTACGTATTCCTAATAATTTCTCCACATGAGAAGTACTAATTACAGTGTCGTTAAAGATTTTTTTAGTGTCTTTATCTAAAATGTATTTAGTATTTACCAAGCTGTTTCTAATTTGTAAAGCCTCTTCTACAGAAAATAGTTTTATAATTTTTCCCCATTCTTTGTAATAAATCATAGTTAAAATCACATACTGATTAGGACTAAGATTATTTTTGTAAAGTTTTTTTAAATCTAGTTCTATATTCATAATTGTATCAGTCTTTAGTTAACAAAATTTCTTTAGCCTTCCCCTCTTCTACAAACTTAAACTTTCCGCTCTCAAACATATCACCTATTATTACTAACTCGCTAGGTTTCATTGTAGCTATTTTTTTAGCTATTTTCTGTAAACCATCTTGTACTATACGAGCTTTCTTTTCGTCTCCTGCCCACAAAAGATCTATATGTCTATCACATACTTTTTCTAATTCTTTTTGCATTCTATTAGTAGTTTGCTTTAAAGACATTTTGTAAAAATCTGTGTCTACAAGATCATCTAACGATTCGTGTAGCACCTGACTGGCTGTCAGGGCTACTACCATAGTTAGTTTTGTTTTTTCAGAGGCTTCTTTTCTAAATTGGTGCATGTTGTTGCATTTTGATTAAATTAATAAATTCAGGTAATGTAACATCTGTTACCAAACTTGGGTCTACATTCTTCATTCTCTTTTGCATCCACTTCTCTTCTTGAGTTTGCGGTGTGTAAAGATTTATAAAGTATGCTTCCTTGCCTGGAATATGCCGTACTACTCTTCCTAATTGTTGAATAAAAGTTAGAGCAGTAGAGTTACTGCCTGCTACAATTCCTATAGAACATTCAGGTACATCCAATCCCTCGTTTAAAGCTTTACACGTGTTTAGAATTCTAATCTTCGTGCGTTTATCTTTAAAAGTCTTCATTACAATGCCCTGTGACTTCTTAGAAAGTTTGCTATGAAAAGTCATCGAAATGCCCCCAAGGACATTCTGTAAGGAATCAGCAAAATCTGTGTTAGCACTAAAAGTAAGACCGTTTCTGTTAGGAAACAGGTCTATAATAGTTTTAACAGCAGCAACTTTGTTTACGTTATTCAAACAAAGTTTCTTTCTTGTTCTTAATGAATTATAATAAGCGGCAGCTTTGCCTCTTTCAGTAGGATCATCAGACCCTATCCATAATTTAGCAGTATCAAAAGCTTGTCCACCTCTACCCATTTGCATGGCAAAGTATTTAAAACTGTTGTCTGCTTTTTTATATGCAGCTAAATCGTCAGGAGCAAAAGGCACTTGTACATTGAAGATTTTATATGGAGAAATCCATGAATGCTGTAAAGCCTCTTCAATTGTAATAGTGTCAAAGACTGGCATTTGTTTTAAAATAATTTCATGCAGTCCGTCATCTCTTTCTAATGTAGCTGTTAAGCCTAAGATATACTTGTACTTAGTACGTACAAATATTTCTTTAAATGTTTCTGCAGCGTATCTGTGCACCTCGTCTAAGATTAAAAAATCTATGTCGTGTGTTTTCTTTACTGCAGAGTTTATAACATATACTTCTGCTATTTTTACTTTCTTCTTGGCCAATTCTTTCTCCCATTGTTCTTTTAGTGTGATAGTAGGAACTACTACAAGTACACTCTTGATTTGTTTTTTGGAGATCATGCCTAAGATCGCTCTAATTGCTGTGTATGTTTTACCGAAACCTGTAGGATATTCGGCAATGCCTTGAAACGAAGACTGTCTCCATTTACGAAGACCTTCAACCTGTCTTGCATCTCTATTCATATTCTAATATTCTTCTAAGTTTTTAATTAAATATTTTATGGCCGTACCCATATTACGTACTCCTAGTTGTTTTCTTACAACTTCTACTTTTTTAACTTCTTCCTCATCTAAGAATACTACTAAACTTCGTCTTTTCTTAAATGTTTGTGCTAGCTTATCAGGTTCTTGAGGTGTCCAAGGAAATTTCTGTCTAACCTCGTTAGTGTTTCTCAAAAAAGCAGGATCTGCAGCTAAGAAAAAAGCAGAGTTTTTAGCAACACATATACTAGAACGATTTTTATCCAGTACTATAGATATACGCATCTCTGACCACTTAAATTTATAGTATAAAATATTTATTATATAATTCCTAGGGTCTATAATTTCTCTCTTCCTTAGTTTTCTATCTAACCTTTCGTCTTTTATGTAATCTACTAATTCTTG